AGGTGTTGGTGCCCGTGAAAACAATCTCGCCGGTAAAATCGGGTTGCTTGCCGATGTTGATCGCCAGTGTCGCCATTGTCGCCCTCCTACGGGAGCAGGTAAGTGTCGGCCATCAGCGCGACGGCCACGCGAATCGGCACCATTGCCATTGCGAGTTGCGCAGAATGGCCGGGGTCTTTTTGTAGCTCTCCCTCTATGCGCGTGTAATGCACGCCATTGACGCCGAGCGTCTGCCGGAAGCGGGTTGGCACCGGGTAGATCGCGCGCTCGATAGCGTCGATCAGCACGTTGAGCGCCTGCGCCGGGATGGCGTTCTCCTCCGCGCCGGCCTTGGTGTAGATCCAGGCTTCGTACCCGAGTTCAATCAGCGTCGAGCCTCCGCTCTGCCGCCCCGGATGCACTTCGTTGGCGTCGATCAGGTAGAGCGACGGCATGTCCTGCTCGGCGGCAGGTTCGGCGAGCCGACGGGATGCCGTCTGGAAACCTTGCAGCAACGCGGCGGCGGTACGGTCGGCAATCGCCGGCAGCGAGAGCGTGACGGCGGGCGTGATCGTGGCGATCGTGGCGCCGAGCGGCACGCCGTCGCCGGCAATCGGCATCCCTTCCATGAGCCCGGTCGTGCCCGACACCGCGGTCAACGTCGCGCTGCCGGTCGTCGTGTCGGCCGTAAACGGCACCACCAGCGGCGGCCCGGTCAATAAGTTGAACAGGGCCGTCGCGATGATTTCCCGGTTCACCGCTTCAGCGCCTCCCGTGCAAATTTGGCAAGCGTGAGCCCGATAACGGTGCGCGCCTTTGGCAGCATCACCGCGGCGGCCCCGCGCAAAAACCGGCGAGCATGGATCGTCGGCCGGCGGCGGTTGTAGGCCGCCACACTCTCCCCGCCGCGACGGCGGTAGGCCGACACATCGACCCGGCCCTTGCGCCTGCCGCTCTTTCCGGGCGCGCCGTATTCCAGCGCGCCAAATGCCGCGACGGTGCGGTTGATGCCGCTCTGCACCGGCAGGATGCGCACCCGCCCACGGACATATCGCTTGTTCGGGATCTGGCTGACATCGACATAGGCGTGCGTCTGGCGGCGCAGGCGGCCTGTCTTCACCGGCTCGCGCGCCTCGACCAGGCGAAGCAACTGGCTGGTGAGCTTGCGAACCTCGACCTCGAGCCGCCGTTCAAGCTCCTTCGGCAACTCGTTCAGCGCTATTTTCAGCCGCTTGTCGTTGACATCAATGCGCCAGCCGTCGGCCATCAGCCGACCATTCCGCGGCGGTAGGGGTTGAGCAGCGACGCGATGTCGACCGGCAGGAGCGCGTTGCCCGGCACGCCGCCGACCCAGTATTCTTGGCGGCCGAGCCCCGGCGATTCCGTCGCGCGCAGCATCGGGTCGCGCCCGCGGCCGGCATTCTCCATCGTGCAGAGATCGAGCACCGCCTGCTGCACATCCGCCGGGATTTCGGCGAAGCCGGCGCTGTATGCGACGGTAAGGCCGCTGGTGTTGCTCCACGCCGTTCCGGTGCGCCACAGATGCCCGACCAGCGGCGAGAGTGACCAGCCGGTGTCGTCCAGGCCGGCGCCGTCGAGCGTAACCACAACCGATGCCGGGTCGACCGGAGCTTGCGACAGGATCAGCGGCGCAGCGGTAGCGCTGGTGAACCCGGCGACGAAGGTGTCGAGGTAATCCTGCTCCGCAAAGGTGCGGTTGCAGTAGCGCTCGGCCGCCAGCGACGAGCGCGCGATGATCTTGCTGTACCAGCCGTCATTCGCCACGTCGCCCGGTCGCACCCGAAGCTGCTCGCGCAGGTCGTCGAGCGTCACGAGGTTGCGATCGGCGGCGGGCGTCACGATTGTCGAATAGAGCGGCGTCATTCAGCCGCCTCGGCGTGGTACTGCTCGAACAGGCCGCGCAGATCGAGCGGTGCGCCGTTGCTGCCGTCCGACATCTGCGGGGTGGCGCGGAAGTCGCGCAGTACCCAACCCGTGATGGTGGCGGCCGGCAAGCCCCGCTCGCCGCGCGGCCCGATGTCGCCTCTTTTGCCGCGCTCCCCGGCCTTGGCGGCGAGCACCCAGCCGTCGCCGGGGAGCAGGCCGGGCGCATCGTGCCGGGCACGCCACTCGGCGCCGCCCAGCGTCACGAGATCGTACTTGCGGTACTCGCGGACGGGGTCGAACAGCCCGCACACCTCGCCGACATAGGGTGGCTCCGCGGGCTCGCCCGGCGGGCCTGGAATGCCCTGTTCGCCGGGCGGGCCTATGATGCCCTCGCCCCTCTCTCCCTGCTCCCCACGCACGCCCTGCGGCCCCGCCGGGCCCATTGGCCCTGGTTCACCATCTTTGATGCTCACCACCCGTTCCGCGGTTTGCAGCATTAGCCGGGCGACCTCGGCGCGGATCTCGGCCAGCGCATTGGCGACGAGCAGGCGCAACTCCCGCTCGATGCGCGACACATCGCTGGCGACCTCGGCCGCGAGCGCTTCAAGCGGCGCGACGATTGGATCTGTAGGCATTGATCATTCGCTGATTGTCGGGCGGCGCCTCGGCGGGCGGCGGCGACGCGGGCGCATCCGGGCGTGGGGTCGCGGGCGGCGGGGCCGACCATGCCGACAGCGGGACGACCTGTTGCTGCACGCGCGGCTCGTCGCCGTCGTCGGCCGCCGGCAAGTCTTCCAGCGCCCGCGCTTCGTTCGGCGAGTAAATCCCGCCCTGCACGCCGCGCGCGAGCGCCTCGATGCGGTCCTTCTGCGCACTCCGCAACAATGCCGCCGTGTCGAATTCGAGGTATTCGCCGGGGTAGCCCGGCAGGCCGAAGAATTTACCGATCCCATCCTCAACGTGGTTGAGCGCGAAGCCGAACGGCCCCGTTACCCAGCCGCGCATCTGGTCTTCTGAGGCAACGCCGGTATTGGCACCCCAGAGCGACAAGAGCGGCAATGGCACCCGGTACGCCGTGGCGATCCGCCCATCGGCTATCTGAAGCATCTCGGCAAGTTGCGCGTCGCGCGAGTTCGGCGCCACGCCCTGCGTCGTGTATTTCAATCCATTGCTGAGAATAAGCAGGCCGCCGGCCGCGCTGCCGGTCGTGCGTTCCAGCACCATCTGCCGGATCTCGTTGGTCTGCGGGATTTCGAGCGGCTGGTCGGTCGTCAATACCGCGCCCGCGCGCGCCTGGTTCTGGCTGATCGTCAGCGCCTGCTGGATCATGGAGTTCGACGCAGCCGCATCCAACATGGCATTCGTCAGCGGCGGCTCGCCGCGCAGCGGGTTGCCGTTGCGCGCGTCGAGACGCAGGTGCAAGACATCTCGGGCCGGCACCGCAGTCAGCGCATCGCGCGACAACATTCGCTCGACGACCGGGTTGCCGGCCAGGCCATAGAAGATTTCGCCATTCGACGCGACATTCGCCTGGCTGGCGGCGGAATCCATCAGGTGGAGTTCGCTAATCTCGAAGCGGTTATTCCGCACCGCCAACGCATAGGCGTTGCCATCGGCGTACAAGCTGCCGACAAGGTTGAGCATAAAGTCGCTGCCGCTCTGGTAGCTGTTCGGCCGCACCATGACGCGCGACAACGCGCTCGTCGTGATGCGCTCGCGCCCGCCGTCGCCGGTCGAGCGCCAGTGCGACGGCGGGCACTGCGCCGCCGTCTGCGAATAGGCCGAGATGCAGGCATGCACGATGGCGCCGCCGGAAAGGCGGATGGGGTCGAGCCCCATCTGCCAGAAATTCCACGGCCATTCGGGTGGTATGTAGCCGCCGCCGGTCGACAGCATGACCGGCGAGGCTTTCTGCCGGCCGCGGAAAATGCGGGAGAGCACTCCCGCCCGCGGGGAAGGTGCCATTCTAGGCGGATGGCCTCGGCACTGAACGCTCTGCCGGGCGCGGTGGTGGCGGCGCCGCCTTATCCTGCGGCGGGACCGCCTTTTCGTCCGGGTGCATTAGGCCCAACGCGATCAGGTCGTTTTCTTCCTGCGTCGGGGTCGGCGGGAGTTCCCTGCCGTCGGTCGATTGCAGGGTTGCCGCTGTCCGCTGCGCCACCTCCTCCTTCCGCTTCTGGTAATCGGCTCTCGCCGCTTGCTGCTCGCTTTGCATCGTCATTCTCCTTCGTGTGGATGCGCAGCCGCCGCCACAGCGACGGTCTGCGCCATCCGTAACGCCGCGGTCCTACCAAGTGACGCCCGACACCCACGCGATACTGCCCGTGCGCAGCATTGCCCAATTGAGCGGCAACACCATCCTGAGCGCGATCGAGTCGGTCTGGAACATCGACCGCACCGGAGTTGCCAGAACGCCCGAGCCCTGCGCACCCGTAGAGATTTGCAGCGGGGTCGTGTCCTCGAAGTGGATCGTTGCTTCCGAAGACACGTCGAACCTCGGGCTGTCGCCCTGCGTCACCATCAGGTCCGCGGCGTTTATCAGGATCACCATCCCGGCCGTGCAGGTCGTCGAAACGACGACCGGGTACCCCATCAGCATGCCGCCGTTGATGGCGTCTTGGAACGGGAAGCCGTTCCCCGACGACTCGGTGAGCCAGATGCTGTTGCGCTGCACTGGGTGCATAATCCACATCGGCCCCGGCTCGCGCAGCGCATTGACGCCCGCAAGAGCGCCCGTAAGCTGCTTGATATCGCCGAGCAGCGCCGTCATGCCGCCGCCGGCTGTCGCAGTGAGCCCCGAGACGCCATTGCGGATGCCGGCCGGGCGAATGCTGCTGACAGCGATGTTGTCGATAAACACGCTATCGATCGCGGCCCCCGTGTCGTCCATGATCAGCCGGCGCAGGATCGTTTCGATCTCGGGCGTCGAGTGCTCAGCGATCTCCCTGGTGTAGGACGTGATCACGGCCATTTTCTTGAGGCCGAGCGTGATCGGCACAAATGCCGCCTGCCGCACCGGGATCGGGGCGCCTTCCGCGACAAAGCTGCCGGCCACCGTTGGCGTCGACGCTCGGGTCGGCATGCTGATGCTGGCGTTGCGGCCGAGCGTCACCGTGAACGCGCGTGCGCTCACCGGCTGGAAAATGCTCCCGGCCAGGATGGCGTTTACAAAGGCGCCATACCCCACCTGCGCAAGCTCGGCCGCCCAGCCGGTGGTAGTCGAGGTGGCAGGCGCGGTAGCAGCACGAACGAACCATTCGTGTACGCCCTTGCCGGCCTCGTAGTCGCCGTAACTGCCGTAACGCTCGGCCATGATCTGGTCGGCCGACTTGCGCTCGACAAAGGCCAGCCAGGTGGCAACCAAGTGCCGCAGGTACATGTCGGCCGGGCTTGTCTCCTTGCGCTTTGGCTGCGCCCAAGACCGCGGTGCGCTCGCCGGGAGTGGCTCGACCGGCTTAAAGACCGTAATCCGGTCCTTTGGCACGATGATCGGCGCCGCCTCGCTGCCGAGCGCTTTTTCCGCCTCGACCCAGGCAAAAATTTTGCCCTGCACTTCGCCGATGCGTGCGGTCAGGTCCGACACCTTCGCCACGTCGTCGACATCCGGCAGAGCGGCCAGTTGATCTCTGAGCCCGACCACTTCGTGCTGGGCCGCCTCGATGCGTTCTGAGTAGTTCATCCTCTGATGTCCTTTTCGGGTCGTCTCCTTGGCGTGCGCGCCTACAGGACCGCGGCCGGCCGGCTGGTCTTCCTCAAAGGCGTTCGCGCCGAAGATCAGCCATTGCGTGTCGCGGGAGATCCCGAGCGACTTGGCAATCGCCAGGGCGTTCGGGTTTGCGGGGACGGCGACCAAGCTGCACTCGACCAGCTCGGCCTCGGTGAAGCGGTAGCCGCCGGACTTCAGCGGCTCGATTGAATCGGAGTGGAAGCCGACGCTGACGGCGCGCAGCACGCCGGCATTGACCGCGGCGACGATCTCGCGCTGCCGGTCGCTGACGGGCTCGGTCAACTCCAGGCTGCCGGTAAGCTGGCCTTTGCGGACGCCCACGTCGTGCCAGCGCCCGATCGGGAAGCTCGGGTCGTGGCCGAACAGCGCCACCGGGTTGCGCCGGAAGTTGTCGAGCTTCCAGCCATCCGGCTAGATGATGTCGCCCTGCCGGTCGACGCTGCCGTCCGACATGACAAATTCGAGCGGATCGTCAGCCGGCGCCGCCGCCGCATGCTGTCGCTTGCGCAGTTTCATTCCCGTATCCCGAACATGAAAGCGGCGGCTTCGGCCGCCGCGCCGTGTCAGCCGACCATTGCCCGGTAGTTGAAGGCGGGCTTCTCCATCGGCGCCACACCGCACATCATCGCCAGGGCGACGGCGCCGTCGATGCGCCCGGCGCTCTTGTCCTTCGCGAGCTTACGGTTGCCCGCCGGATCGACCTTCACGACGGCGCAGGCCATGCACATTGTCAGCACCGGATGCCCACCGTGCGCGATCCGCGCATTCAGAATCTCCGCTTCCAGCGCCCGCAGCGCCGGCGACATATCCTGAAAGCCCTGGCCGAACTCGACAAAGTGCTCGTCGAGTTGCGTCTCGCTAAACCCGGCCTTTAAGAGCCACGGCTTCAGGTGTTTCCATCCCCACCTGTCAAAACCGATCTTGCGCACGTCGTGCCGGTCGAACACGCCGCGTAAATGCTCCGCAACATATTCGTAATCCACCGCCCGCCCCGGCGCCGCCAGCAAATAGCCTTGGCTGTGCCACAGATCATAAGGCACCCGGTCCTGCCGGCTTTTCGCCGGCAGATTATCACCCGGCAGCCAGAAGGTCGGGTGAACGTGCCAAGTACCCGCCACCCGCGCCCCCAATACCAGCGCCGTGAGATCGGACACCGCCGACAGATCGAGCCCGCCATACACCGGGGAGCCATCGAGCGGTCGCGGGCTGGCGGCGCAATCCGCCCATAGCTGCCGGCTGATGAACGGCGCCGATGCCTCGACCCGCCGGTTCAGGATCAGGTTTTCAAATTCACTCTGGCGGCTCGGCATGCGCTCGGCATCCGCCGCCATGCTCAGCACTTCCTGCGCATTCAAGAAATCCCCGAACGCCGGGTTCGCGGCGCGGATCGCTTCCTCGCCGAACGCGTCCAGATCCATCGGCGCGGTGTAGAGCGACACCACCACCCGCGGGTCGTGCGCCGCCACGCCGTCGTCGATCAGCACTGAGAGCAGGTCCGCATCGGTCGGCGCCTGCGTCGAGATCACGATCGATAGCGGGTCTTTCTGCGCGCCGGTTGCGGTTTCCAATGCTTCGTACATTCGACTGCGCGGCCCGCGGACCTGCCCCAACTCATCATGTACGACAAAGACGGGGCTAAGTCCAAACGCAGTCGTAGCTTCCGCACTCAGCGCACGGTATATTGTACCAAGCGCCGGGCATGTTAGCTCCTTCGCCGTCTCGCGGATAACAACAACGCGCTCCAATACCGGCGACAGACGCACGATCTTGGCCGCCAGCCCAAACAATATACCGGCTTGCTCTCTGCTCTGCGCCGCGGAGTATAATTGGCTGTTGGGCCGCGCTTCCGGTCCACACAAATGTAACAATAGCAGGAATGATGATAATGCCGTCTTGCCGTTCTTCCGCCCGAACGAAAGTATGGCCCGCCTGGTCCCTGCCGGGTTGTCGTAGATCCGCCGGATCTCAACCCGCTGCCACTCGCGCAGTTTGACCTTTTGCCCGACCAGCGCGCCTTCGGGTACGACGCAGTATTTTTCGATCCAATCGATTGCCTGTTGGCCGCGCGGCGTTACGCGCTTGCGCGCCACGGGATCTCGTCCCTCGTCCGCTTGGCGGCCACGCGCGCCGCCGTATCCGGCACATATCGCGATTGGTTGGTCAGCCGCAGTTTGGTCGCCAGCGCGACATGCGCGATCATCTCGCGATCTCGCATGCGCAAAAGATCGCTGTATTCGCGGCGCGTCTCAGGGTCATCCTTCCAACCCGGCCCGAACTCCTCGATAACCGCCGTTATCTCCTCACAACTCGCGCGCCTCTGGCAATAATCGCCGAGTAACTGCCGTAAAGTACCGCTCTTGAAAAATTCCGGGTTCTCACTCGAAACCACCTCCTGCCAAATCTCTTTTTGCCGTTTTGTAAGTTTAGATGGCGGTTTCGGACGCTCGGCGAAATCTCCGGTAATTACCGCTCTTGCTGCCGCTGAATCCGGACCACGGGTCTTCATTGGGTCAACCTGTCAGCAAAACTAAAACTTTGGC